TGTTGCTGCTACCGTAGGATTGGTTGACAGTTATTTCAACAATCCAGCCGGCGCAGCTAATACATACAGTGTTGTAGGCGGAGATGTTGCATTATACGGAAAGCAAGTACTAGCTCAGGTTGCTATTGGAATAAATGGTACCGGTACTCTATACTCATCTGATCAATCTGCTGACGTATTCGGAGTAGGCACTGATTTGGACAACGAGCTAAGCGCAGGATCATCATTGCAACTAGCTGTAGGAAATATCAACGGTAGAACAGATTATGTCAATCTAGGATTTGCAAGTAGCGTTACTGTGGCAAATATAGAAATTTCAAATGCTACTGCAACCGGCGACTTTTTAACTACCGTAGGCAATGCCCAAACGCTAGTAGCTGATCAACCCGTAGTACTTACAGCAGATATCGGTGGCCTATCAGCAGGAGACGTATATTATGTCGGTACTGTCGCAAACGCCGCTGCATTTAGTGTTGCATTAACTCCAGGTGGAGCGAATGTAGAATTAGTTGATGAGGATACTACTTCATACGCAATTCAAGAATATGTTACACTATCCGCGAATGCCACGATTAATGCGACCGGTGGTAATTTTGTTTATGCCGATGATGAGCCAGGATTTATTGTGCGTCAAAAAGGTAAGCAAAAATATCTAGTTAAAGGAACAGTGAGTGGACTAGTCGCACAATGTTTAACTGCTAACGTGGCTAACACTGCATTAACTCCTAATACAATGAGCATCATTGGTACTTACGCAAATAGTAGTACAGTAAATGTTCAAAGTTTGAGTGATCACACACTAGAATTGTTTAGCGCAACTTCAGGGCCAATCGCATCAGGCAACATCGTGTTGAGCGAAGCAAATCCTGGATATGCGACATTCAATACAGCATTTGCATCTAATGTAGCCAACGCACAACCTTACCCAGTAGTAACCATCAACAATCAATAAGGTGATCTATGTCTGTTGCTATGCCATCAAAAATGCAATCATCCGCGGTAGATATTGCCGTTCTTCAGGTCCAAGTTAAGGCAATCGAAGACAAGGTTGGTAGTTTAAAAGAAGACATTAAAGAAGTCAAAGACACCCTGGATAGCCACGCTGCAGCACAAGTCACTATGATTAAGGATTTGCGAGATTCTAGTGCGACTGCGCACAAGTCACTAAATGAGAAAGTCAGTTCATTAGAAAAATGGCGATGGATGTTAATGGGCGCTGGAATAGTATTGGGTTCATTGGGATTTGATACACTAGCAAAATTACTGAAATAAAAAACGGCTGATTAATCAGCCGTTTTTGTTAGTAATTTGAGCTTATTTTGAACTACGTCAAAGTTGATTGTGTTAAATAATCCAGGATGCAGAGGCTTAGGATAATAGTTCTCATTTATCCAAGCGTATCCGTTGTGTTCATCATTTAATATCGGGATAAATTCTGTCTCTAATTCACAAAAAAAGGTATGATATACAAAATTGTGGTTGGTAAACTTTTGTATTGGAACTAATTTAGGAGTAGAAGGCCAATAATTTATTTCTTCGATGCATTCTCTTTTTAATCCATCGAATAGCGTTTCGCCTTTTTCAACCTTTCCCCCCGGAATTCCCCAATGGTTTAAATTTTTCTCAACAGACCGTAATAAGTATAGATACCTATTAGAATTTTTGCTATAAAAGAATATACCAGCTGATACGGTCACGATGTTATATCACTATCGAGTAATCTCCGGATTCATACCATCCGTCTACTGACTTCATCCACACTCCGTCAACGTATCTATATTGAATATTGGTAGTCAAGTTGGTGACATACTCTACAGCAGTAGCTGATGCAGCATCAAATGAAACAAACCATTCTCCCATAGCAGCATCATATTGAATGATGTCGTTTGCCTTGGCTACTAAGTTTCCCCATGCTATAGTAGAGCTATTTTCTGATCCTATAGATTCTACAATCAAATATCGTCGTCCATTAGTTGGCACAGGCAATCCCACGCTCGGTCCGGACACAAGGGGATTAACCACACTATCGACTGGACTTAATGTATTTTGGGGCAAAGAGTCTGGGTCTATATTATAGATTAAGAATCTATCATCCATTGGATCAGGCACAATTGTACCCACGATTTCTGTGTCCATATATGGGTTTTCTAACCATATTTGGCTTATACCAGGTCTTAATGTTCCGTATACATTCAACAAACTAGACCAATACAAATTAGTATCAGGGGATATAGTGTTATTTAAATCTGTGTTTGGGGGATAGAATGTTTGATCTGCAGGAAGTAATTGCAATGAATTACCATTCAATAATACTTTATACCCATATGGTGTTATTTTTTGTCTAGTGCCCAATAACAAATCATCATCTTGCATATCTTGCAACGCATTACCCTTGTAGATACTTGCAATTATTTTTTGAATTACTCCCATCTTTTTGAGTTTTGACGAGGTACTCAACCATATTGGCATATAAAATTTCCAAGTCAAAATGTCTATTGGATTGTTTGTGCCAGTGGGTACTTGTCGGCTAGAAAAACTTAATCCTTCTTGATACACCACTGACAATGAAGTCCAATCAACAAAGTTGTCTGTACTTTGTATTTCTAATGAGGGGTTAAATAAAGTGCCCAATTGTTCTACTATTTCTAGCTTTTGGTTATAGTTTGTAGTCCACAGGTCTACAGTAACTCGTAATGTATATGGAACTGGCATTTGGCGTTCAATGGTGAAGGCTTGACCCTGTACCGTATCATATGATTGAGTAGTTTCATTGTATGCTCGTTGACGTACATTTATCTTATCAACAAAGGTTGGATTTTGCGTCCGCTTTTGATCGTATTCAAGACCCGATATATAATATGTAAACAACGGGGCACTGGGTAGACTGCTTGCACTGTTATTGGCAATAATTGCACTTGCTTGTCTACTACTGTCACCGTATCTAATGGGTACACGCACTAAAATGTCGTTTCCAGCTGGGTCTTTACCTTTAGTGACATACCAGGAGCTAAATATTTTAGCGAACTGTATTAAAAATCTGCGTATCTGGTTATCATAATGGTATTGTGCCATTTGAGTCCTTTATATAAGTTGGCATAACTCGCAACTATTTATCTTTATTAAACATCATGCGAACTTGAACTATGCTACTGGTGGCAATTGGTCAGGTGCGAGCTTTAATATAGTTGACAACGGTTGTGACTGAGGAACTACTGTGCCATTGGTCAGAACAGTAACGTTACTGTTATTTATAAAGCTAGACATCTGCGAAGTATTTTCACTAGTAAACCCAGTCTCAGTTCTCACGTTAGTTGATATTCTCACCCACAGCGTACCGTCCCATCTATATAAAATCTGAGGGAAATAATCTATGCGCAAGAAATAATCTCCTACTTGTGGATTTTGTGGGAAACTTATTCCTGCACCAGAAGGATATCCATTAGGAGCTTCACCCGTTCCATCTAAGTACCCAGTTGTATATCCAAATGTTCTAGGACTCGACCTAGCAATATATTGGAATCTAGGATCACAATCAGCACGCCAGTTCATTTGCTGAGATATTGTACCAGTAAAGCCCGGTTGCGTCACATCTGCGTCAGCAGTTGCGTATGTGTTATCAGCAGTACCGTACGGCCCTGTAACCATTCCTAGTGATTGGAATGCTAATAGTTTTTGCCCTTCAACCGCACCAGATCCATTTCCTATTTTTTCAGGAGCAAGTTGCACTACTTGCATACTCGCTTGTACAAATTTATCTATGACAGCTTCATGATTCATGTCCACCGTCATATCCCAAATGCTTTGCACCGAAGTTTTTGGAATTCGAATTACACTACTTGGGTTTTTAAACATTTTGTTGCGTATCATCGACACTGTACCATTAATAGTAGTACTAGGTGACCCCCTCGACGAGGTTATGATTCCAGACGGCGGCGCAGGCTGATTGTACTTGTTTGACAGTACCCCGTTTTCCGACAAAGTACCATAAGTTGGAACAATGTATAGTTTACTATTGTCATACCCTGATTTAGGAAGAATTCTTTTTGCTTCTTCAAGTGCCGCATTATTAATAGCGATATTCTTATTGTAGGTCGATAGTATATCTTTTAAGTTATCCGCGAGGTCTAGCTCCCAATAAGTCGCGTTGGGGGGATATATTCCAGCTGGTACGTCTGTCTTTGCTATGTAGTTTTTGTCTCCATACGTGATCACATATTCTGCAGGATAAGTCTTGTCTTTGTCCCATAACCCTAAATAGGTATCTTTGTTTATAGGTTCTTTCAAAATCTGTGAGAATTCTTGGTTATCAACTAATGGTTCACATTTAATACGCCACATATGTGGGTACCAAGTTTGACTGAACCCCTCACTCGCGTAATTCGCATCCGTTATTTGATAGAAACGTTTTAGTGATGTAGGTATAGTCTCGTTCAGTGGATTATAATCTAATAAGTGTGGTAACTCTAGCACATCACCAACCATTAGTTTTCTACCAACAATTTCAATCATATCATTATAATGAATCGTGATAAAAATTATATCATTGTTCAGAAACAATCCGAATTGGCTAAGGTCAAAGTCTAAATTCTGTACGTTGTAATGACCCCGTAATCGGTAGATGTTTGTGTCATAGGTTCTATCTCGGTTCTCCAAAAACAGCAAATCTTGTATATTTGTGGGATCGAGCGCATCGTACTGGGGTTGAGTATAATCAACTGACGGACCTTGATCAGTGGGACCTAAATACTTGTGTATATACAGGTCTGTGCCTCCTACAGTTAAATGTTCGGATATGGTCCTATCCAAAAATCGAAAATCGTTTTGTTTATTCGGTCTATAAAGGCTAAGTTTTGGCATATATCTATTTATCGGTAAAGGCTTGACATTAAATAGTTGCGGATATATAATACTATTATTGAAACATGGAGTAAACATGCCACGCAAAGCTACAAAGAAGCCTGTTGAAAATTCTCTCGTGCGAGACTTAATCCCGAAAGACCCAGATACTGCGTACATGGGCTTCGAACCCAGCTTCGCGGTTCAACCAAACGACACCAATCGAACTAGTACACTCACTAAGAGTTTTAGTTGGTATAATCGATTCTATGGTCGAAAGGACGCAAAGGAGCTGTTGTGTCAGTATTTAGAACTCACCGGTGCCACATCTAACGCAAAAACGATGCGCAAGGTTGATGAGGCTAAACTTAATCCAACACTCTGCTGGCTGGCTCGTATGAACCTTCGCGGACTCGCTCTATCTGAACCAGAAAAAGTTAGACTCGACAATGAGATTGCGACACAACTGCAGGAGATTAAAACTCCCACTGTGCGTGAAATCAGTAAAACTGGTGGCGCACGCAAAGTTGTGGTTAAAGAAATTACTCGGCCAAATGTTCAAGAAATCATGCGTGACAAAGCCCGGGACGCAGGCGGTGAGCTTGAGGGGCTGTTTGATCAGTTCATCGAAACGGGGTGTTCTCCTAAACACGGACTTCGCCCAATTGACGAGGTGGCCAAGAAAAATGTACTACCCCAGCACATCCCGATGCTCGTTGATTCTTGGAAAAAGAAGCAAACTGAGTTCGAGGAACTGCAAACAGGCAAAGATTCCCAGCTAGTCGCAGGGTACGCGCACTTCAGCAAGCTTCAAGTTCGCAATATCCTTAAGTTCATCGAACAGGTATTAGCCGATTTAAATGGTTACATTTCGGTTAAGAAGGTAGCAAAAGCACCTCGCAAACGTAAGGCAGTTCCAGTAGAAAAGACCGTCTCTAAGGTTAAGTTTTTGAAGGAATTCAAAGATCCTGCAAACAAACTTGATTTAGTTAGTGTCAGTCCCATCAAGTTGCATGGGGCCAGCGAGTGCTATCTATATGACACCGCAAAGCGTAAGCTAGTGTATATGTGTGCAGATGAATACAGCAAGACCTTCACTGTGAAGGGTACCACTATCTTGGGGTTCGATACTGCTAAGAGTCAAGTTAAGACTATTCGTAAGCCCGGCGAGCAATTGACTGCATTCATGAAACTAGGTAAACCAGCTGGGCGAAAGTTCTTCGATGAAATCAAAGCCGTTGGTACTTCGCCCAACGGCCGTACTAACATCAATATGATTATTTTAAAGGCATTTTAAAAATGGAAAAGAAAGAAATCCTAATCAAGGAAACCCCTACATTTAAGTTCAAGGTTCGACAGTGGCAAGCAATAAACCCAAAGAACCTGAATGCCATCCAACTGGTGCAAGAATGTTTAGATGATAAGGGTAACGTAGAGTTTGAATCTACCCGTAACTATCTACTGTCAAACGAAGAAGTGTTAAAATTAGCGGAAGGATTAAAGGAACTTATTAAAAATGAATGAAAAAATTGACTTAAACAAATATCAAGATTTTGTAGAAGCCGTAACTAGTAACCCTAGCAACGACCTTGAGGCTTTTATAGCCCGCGCCCGAGAATTAGACAGTCTCGGGGTTAACGTGCCACTGTTGATTACCGGGGGCATCGGATTGTCAAGTGAGGGCGGCGAGTTCAATGAAATCGTTAAGAAGATGCTTTTCCAAGGAAAACCCTACAACGAAGACAATCGATATCATTTGATGAGGGAACTTGGGGATATCGGATGGTACTGGATTAGTAGTTGTCGTGCTTTGGGGTACGATCCAAATCAAGTTCTACTTGAAAATGTATCTAAGCTAGAATCACGATATCCCGGCGGGAAGTTTGACGCACATTATTCGGAGAATCGCAAGGCAGGCGATCTCTGACATGATTTATTGGGCTGATAACCTTTATTTATTGACTCCTGAAGAGTTTGAGCAATTGCCCGCCGGAGTAGACATGGTCTCCATCAACGGAGAAAAAGCTACCAAGGGCAAAGACTATATCGACCTAGATACGAGGTTCGNATACCTGGCATACGGAATCAATGATCCGTGGAATCATAAATTAAAAGACTTGTTTCTAATCTTTAAATTGAAGCAATAAAATATTAATAGGGCGCATAGCCCTATTTCCAATTACTGGTCAATAGGTGTCCCACAACCTGGAACTGTGGCTATAATCCGTCCTCAACGTGAAGTGACGGTAGAGTGCGTGACCATCGCAGAATTTATGGGACTACCCTCGGATGCTTAAACGTCTACCCTCTGCGTAGAAACGTTTCCCATATCTTAACAGTTGATGTTGCCGAAAGATGGTAATAGCGATAGATACTTTCGGACTGGTTGGAAATACCCGATGAATAATTTTCCAGCATAACAGTGAACATGGTAACCCCCTTAAAGGTTGGCGAGACATAGACAATCCTCCGCCGTAATGGTTAAATTCATCGTCGCCCAACGCCTCAAGAATGCGTTTTTTGCGAGTAGTTTATATCTACTCGCCTTTACCTAAGAATTGGTATACACGAACTCCAGATAAATAATACTATTAGGTGATAAACATGAGTATAGGACCACTAGCTAATCCACTAAACACTCCATCCGGAATGACATTAGATGAATTGAAACAATCGTTATTTGACAACATCAGCTTTCGATTAGGAGCCGGAATAATTGATCTTGAATTAGACCCTCAGCATTATGAAGCCGCATTTAATTATGCTATTAAGATATATCGTCAGAGAGCGCAAAATGCTACAGTGGAATCTTATACATTAATGACAGTATTGAAAAACGTAGACACTTATACCCTCCCGGAAGAATTCATCAATGTTCGATCATTATTCCGTAGAACAGTTGGATTAGAAACTGGTCCTAGTTCCACTTCATTTGATCCGTTCTCTAGTGCCATACTTAACACATACCTATTGAATTATAATTACACTGGCGGCCTGGCCACATATGATTTTTACGCAGGGTATGTGGAATTAGCTGCACGTATGTTCGGTGGATATGTCAATTATACCTTTAACCCAGTTACCAAAGTGTTAAGAGTCGTAAGAGACTTTAAAGGATCAGGTGAGAGAATTTTAGTATGGGCTGATGTGCAAAGACCTGTAATAGAGTTGATACAAGACCCAGGGGCTGGTGTATGGATAGGTGATTATACCTTAGCTGTGCTCAAGGGGATAATAGGTGAAGCTAGAGAGAAGTTTAGTTCTATTGCAGGCCCCGGAGGGGGCACCACGCTTAATGGCTCTGCAATGAAGGCAGAGAGCAAAGCACTGCAAGATCAATTGATAGAAGACTTGAGAAGATATCAAGATGGATCGCAGCCATTAACATGGATTCAAGGCTAATATGAGAGCTACTGAATTTTCCGAATTTCAGTATGGAGCTGAACCATACGAATCTTGGACTGGCACGGGGATCGTCATCCGTGCGTATCATAATAAAAAAGAAATAGGCCACGTGATATTTGAGCCCACTGAAGATGACGAAACGCAATGGTATGCAGTTGATGTAGAAGTTGACGATGCATATCAACATAAAGGTATAGCAACTTCACTGTATGATAGGGCTAAGGCTATCACTAAAAAGAAGGGCATAATCATAGTACGAAGTCAAGTTCAATCACCTGCTGGAGCGGGTTTTTGGAATAAATATCGTGGTAAAACCGGTAACGTTTGGGAGTCTCTTAACAGGTGAGCTTTCCTAATCACTTTCTTTTACAGTATTACTAGCATAGAATATGCTCATCTAAAGGAATGACAAATGATATTAAGTGTGTCGGGATTTATAGGTTCCGGGAAAGACACTATAGCAGATTATCTCTGTGCGCACCATGGATTTAAAAGACTAAGTTTTGCCGCAAGCGTAAAAGACGCTATAGCAATTATTTTTGGTTGGGATCGATCTCTATTAGAAGGTGATACTAAATCTAGTAGAGAATGGAGAGAGACTGTTGACTCATGGTGGAGCGCAAGACTAAACATCCCTGACTTAACGCCTAGATATGTGTTACAAATATGGGGCACTGACGTTTGCAGAAACCATTTTCACGACGAAATTTGGATTGCATCATTAGAGAATAAGCTGCGTTCATTATCAGATAACATAGTTATCACTGATTGCAGATTTTTAAATGAAATGACTGCCATTAAAAAAGCAAAAGGTGTAACCATTCGAGTTACTAGGGGCCCGAATCCCATATGGTACAATGATGCACTGATAGTTAATCAAGGTTCTGCGCACCCCGACTATCATTCTTCTAAGCTTATCTTATCGAACTATGGAATACATTCCAGCGAGTATTCTAGTGTTGGCTTACCCTATGATTATGTTATAGATAATAATGGTACTTTATCGGTGTTGCACTCTAAAATTAGATCAGTGATCAACTTGTAAGTCTCCTCGTTTCCAAGTAACTTCTTTTCGTTTTACAACTTCGACACAGTTAAGGCATATTGATCGTAAATTAGTTAGCTTTATATTCTCTAGGTCCCCGTCGATATGAAACACTAATATCTGACTGGGGAACAAACTCTTGAAGCCGCATATATCACATGTGGCTTTTTTTACGTACTTACTCTTTTCCCAATTTGGGACTCTGGGTTTTAGTTTCTTTTTCTTTCTGCCGCATTGATCGCAAATACGCCTATAGTATTTTACATTGTTGCGAATATAATTTATTGCGCAGAAATTTTTATTACAAGACTGGCAGATTGGTCTGATCTTCATTGAATATTTATTCAATAGACCTTTAAAGGCACGCTAAATCGGCTATTTTTCATTTATTTGCTAAATATTGTTATGCATTCTTAGGTTACAGACCTCATAATTTTAGACATAAAGGAAAAAAAATGGCATTAACATCCCCTGGCGTAGAAGTGACGATCATTGACCAGAGTCAATATCTTCCCGCTCCAACTGGCTCGGTACCATTGGTAGTATTAGCAACTGCGCAAAACAAGGCTAACCCAACCGGCACTGGTGTTGCACAAGCAACAACAGCAGCAAACGCAAATAAGTTATTCGAAGTCACAAGCCAGCGAGACCTTGTTACTTTATACGGATCTCCGTTCTTCTATACTTCAACAAACGGAACCCCTGTTCAAGGATATGAACTCAACGAGTATGGTCTATTGGCTGCATATTCACTGTTAGGCGTCACCAATCGTTGTTATGTTCTACGTGCAGACATAGACCTTGCAAGTTTAGTCGGACAAACAGTTAGACCAAGTGGTGCCGCTGATAATGGTACGTATTGGTTAGATACTACAAGAACTACATACGGAATATATGAATTTAATGCCACTACTGGACTATTTACTGTAAAGAACCCAATAGTTATTACAGATAGTGCAAACTTACAAGGTGGAGTACCATTAGCTAGTATAGGCAATATAGGTGAATACGCAGTCAAAGAATATTTTGAAACAGCGTATGATAACCCAGATGAAACTACAGCTAAGCAATATTTTCTTAAGTCATCCGACAACGAGTGGGTTGCATTGGGATCAAGTGATTGGGCAGCTAACTGGCCAACCGTTCAAGGAACAAACTCTAATCCTACACTGAATATAGGTGATACATTTACTATAACGTTAGCTGGTAGCGTAGCTACTATCACTATACCAGACACCGGTGGACCATATGGTACGGTTCAAGGTGTTGCTGTAGCAATTAATGATTTGGGCTGGACTTATTTAACTGCCCGTGTTGTTAGTGGTAAGCTTAGCATCTACTCATCACAAATAGATGATTCAGTTGCTGGTCCGAAATCATTGGTGTTAGCTTCTGGGGAAGGATCCGCTTTAGAAGATATAGGATTTACTGCTGGAACATATTATCAACCAGGCTTTGCATATGGCACATCATCTGCTCAACCATTATGGCAAAGCAGTCAATCATATCCTAGACCCACTGGTTCAGTTTGGATCAAAGTTGGTGCTTTGGGTAATGGTCTAGCTCCTTCTATGTCAATCTATGACACTAGTATAGCGGCATGGAGACCTACGAAAGTATCCTTGGCCACATCAGACTGGGCTGCTACCGCAGCAATAGATGCTACTGGAGGTAAAACAATTACCGCCGGTACAATATATGCACAGTATGGATTCAACAATGAATATAATTTGGGTCCAGTGTATCTTTGGGAAAGAATCGCTACTGGTCCTACTGTAGTTACTGGTACAGTGACAGACCCTAGCTTCGGTTCAGGACCATATACTGCATTGGTATATGTATCTGAGCCTAATTCAACTGATCTATTAGGTCCGTACGCATTGCAATTAGCAGATAATTCTGACGGTATAGACTTTATCACTGCATGGACTGCTGCTAATATACCTTACACAAGCGTTACTATTACTACTAGTGGTGCCATTCAGCTTGTTCATACTGAGGGCGGCGAGATTATCATCGATGATACTATTACTACTGGACCAGAACAAGGAACTTCATCATTGCTATGTGCTGATGCTGGCTTTGCCCCAGGAT